GACTGATATAACTTCTTATCTTTACGAGATGCTACACCAATGCGTGTTAGTGTCTCTTTTACTTTTAGAAAGTCATCTTCATTCTTTAGATGTACTTCTACCATATTACTTAATTCGGTCATTATTCATTCCACCTCTCATCAATTTTGTTTTTATTGTTACAAGTTGTTCATCATCTAAAATTTTGAGTGCTTCCTTCGCCTTATTGACCGAGTATCCATAATAATCGATCACCGCTTGTAAGTCCTCGTCACTAGTATTCTTATGCCATTTTGAAAAGCGTTTACGTTTTCTCACAATATTTATTAGAAATGAATATTGTAGTAAATGGTCTAGATGAGAGTTCATATTCATCATATTAGCATACTGTACCGTATCTGGAAAGTATGATAGTGACTTATTTGTCAGATAAGGATTATAAGTTTTCTCCGCTAGTTCTGGGTTATCAGAATTGGTGATGATATCTTTCTTACCTAGATTGATATCGTTTACAAAGTCAAATGGATTCATAATCAAATTCCCTTCACTCTTAATCATATTCTATTTTTATAACCTTGTCAAGTGTTTTGAGTATTATGCTCTGAATACTAATAAAAGTATTACATCATGAATACTAACTAAACACTTGACAAAACCTCGTTGAAGAAGGTTGAGTATTAATCGCTGAATACTAACAAGAGTATTAATCGGTGAATACTAACGAATACCTTCTTCAACAAACATTTTTCGTACCTCTCTCCAAAGAGTACGAAGATGTTTATCTGAAGATGTCATTGCTTCTCTTATTTCTCTCACATCATCAAGATCTTTTATTGCTTTTTTAGATTCTAAATTCATACTTTTCTTACAAGAAGAACCAGCTTTGCGTTTGTGCCATTTGTAGTTTGAGGCTGTAACACCAGCTTTCATATGATATGGAGTCAAACCAAAGTATACTGATTTAACATACTTCCAATATGGAGGTTTGCCATTATCTGATCTTACTCTTGGTTCTCCTGTTTTAGGATCAATGATCGTATTAATAACTTGATAGAGAAATTTTATTTTATCACTTGTATAATTTTTTAGACCTTCATTGAGATGAGTACCTTTTTTATTGTATTCTATATTAGCCCATGATCGAGTATCATCTGGTAGTCTAGATGCTAGATGAATAAGATTTCTTTTTATCCACTCAACTATAGGATCTGAATATTCTGTTTTGATACCATAATTGTTGTTTCTAGCTTCATTAGAATGTTCTGTTAGATTGGTTCTATCTCTGTAGATATGTTCCATTTTCTTTTCATGTTCTTCTAAACTACATGGATCAAACTTCTTTAATCTAAGAAAAACTTCTGGAAATTTTTCTAAATAATAATCAATTGATTTTAGATCATTGATATCAGTCTTTTCTAAAAGATCTGGACGTTCAAGAGATGCTATCACTCTTACCTTTGGTGTTTTCTTTTGATGAAAAAGAAGTATTGAAACATTTTTAGATGAAGTCTTCTTTTTCAAAGAAATCAATTCTTCTATAGTAAATGGTTGAGCTAAACTTACGTTCTCGCGAGATCTAAGATGAGCGTCTTCTATAATTATACTATCACCTTTTTTCAATCCTGGTATATCTAGATTTATAAAATCCAAAGGTGATATTTCACTACATACTTTTGTCTTTGAGTTGAAGATATGAATTTTATTATTACCAACATCTGCAAGAAATCTATTATTCATTTTATTCCTTTCAATTTGAGTATTATGGGGTGAATACTAATAAAAGTATTACACTCTGAATACTAACTAAAAAATGGGTGTTAGGAGATGAATACTAATAAAAGTATTGCCCGATGAACACCAACTAAAATTCCATTATATTTTATCTACTCTACATAATGATTTATATGAAACGACGATACAAACGACGATAGAAAATTCATTTTTATCCCCAATTTCTAATTTTAACTTCTCTTGTCCAATTTACTTTATATACATTACTTTTTATTTTTCTATAATTTGTAGTAGTAATAGATTTATTATGGGATGATACCCAATGTTTTTTTCCGTGAATACTATGTCTCCAGTATCCTTCAACACCAAAATCATCTGATATTTTACTATGACTTGAATATGCAGATACTTCTTTTACTTCATTTACAATACCGCCATACTTTTGAATTATATCTAAAAACGGTTCTAAAATCTTATTTGATACTTCTTTACAAACCACAATCAACTCCATTCACAATCAGTCATGATTTCTAGTAGACAAGCAACGTTATTGATTTCATGGTCAACAACAAAGGCTGCTTGATATTGATACTTAGCAAGAATCAACACCATCTGAGCAACACTCATTGGTTTCATCTTCTTGTTTGCATAATCATATAGTTTACGAAACAGTGTAGATGATTCAATATCAGCATTATCAACTACCCATTTACGAATACCTGTGAAGTCTTGATTTTTCATCATAGAAACAAGAGAATCAAAAGATTCGTCACTTAGTGTAGTGAGAATGCCGACATCAATCTTACCTGTAACAGAGTATCGCTGAAGTTCATTTAGAACACGTCGCCAATCTGGCATATGTTTCATAATTAGTTCAGCGATAACTTTCTGATCAAACTCAACCCCCTTCATCTTGAGGATATTCTCAACACGCTTCATAAACTGAGAAGCAAGACCTGCCTTCTCTTTATTTGTCATAGTGAAGTCTACTACACTACACCGAGAATGAAGAGGTTCGATAATACGATTCTTGAAGTTACAGGTTAGAATGAACCCACAATTATTAGAGAACTCTTCCATAAAGTTACGAAGAGCAGGTTGAGTAGATTGTGGATTAAGATAGTCAGCCTCGTCTAAAATAACATATTTACGACCACCTGTAAACGATACAGTAGAAGCAAACTGACTGATTTCAGTTCTAAGAGTATCGATGTTACCATTCATAGAACCGTTGATGATAATGTAATCAAGATCTAGTTCGTTCAGGAGTGCCCTAGCGACGGTTGTTTTACCGACGCCAGGACCACCTGTGAGAAGAAGATTTGGAACTTGATTTTTATCTACGAATGCTTGAAATACACTCTTCAAACGCTCTGGTAGAATACACTCTTTGATGCTGGGTGGACGATACTGTTCCACCCATAGATAATCACCCATTGACATAATATAGACCTTTCATTAAGAGCGGGATTCAGTAGCAATAAAGTAAGTTACCCTCCCATCTCTTGTGCTAAACTTAGAGATTCCCTTACTAGAAATCTCTACATTGTAGTCTAACATCATCATCTTCATGTTGTCAACCTTAAAGACGTGTCGGAACTCACTTTCTGTCTTTCCAACCTTCTTAGTATAACGATTCATTGAAGAGTTCTTTGAGTCTCCAGCACCAACAACAATATTACCATCAACGCCTTCTACAATCACTTCTGGTAGACCAAGAACACGGGCTGCTTGAAGAACATCCTTTAGATTGTCTTCGGTGAAAATAAAACTGGCATCTACGTCAGGTAGAGTCAATTCCTTTTCTGGCGGTGTTACAATCATCGATGGATCGGCATAACGATAATCAATCGAAGTGCCATTACCATCATTAATATTAGCAGAGTTATCGTTTAGTTCCAACTCTGGTGCCTCCATTAATGATACAGCAGAAAGAAACTGTCCAAGATCATAGATACCAAACTGTCGTTCAAAGGTATCTTCGACCATTACTTCAGCAAGAACAGTCTTTTGTGGTGAGACTGTTTTAAGAACATTACCCTCCTTGAATAGGAGAGATTGGTTGATACTCGAAAAATTCTGTAGTACTTCAAGAGTCTGTTCAGATAGTTTCATAATTTACCTCACTTTTTTGCATATTTAGAGAGTAATTCAGCATCAGCAGTTGCCGCAGCTCCTACTTGTGCTAAATCGACGAGGGAACCACCAAACATGTAGGATCCCATATGTGTTAGACGCATCCAAGGACACATCCACACTTTAATGCCAATGTTTCTAGCCCATTGACAAAACATGTAATCTTCTGATAAGTATCTATTTGAATCTGGACAAATTACTGTATCAAAGAATGCCATAATTTGACGCGAACCATCAAAATGTTTAGTTCTAACGTGATCTGGTGTATATAGTAGTTCTGGATAGGCATCGGTATATTTTTCAAATACGTGCCGTTGAACAATCATAAATCCAGTACCACCTTCTAGTACTTCTACCGGTTCATCAACACGGAGTTGATCAGTTCCTGGGGCTGGATTGAAAACAAAGTCTCCGACGAACTTTTCTAGTTTATTTGGATTTTCGTCAGCAAATCCTTTATCTACTGCACGTTTAATCTTTTCCCAAGCAATAGTCTTTTTTGGATATGGTGCACAAACAATATCTTTATCTGACTCTGGATCAGCGATAGCAGCCATTGCTAGAACGTCGTTTGGATCAAATCCAATGTCACTATCGATAAACATAAGATGCGTCATATCAGAACGCATAAACTCGTCTACTAGATAGTTCCTTGCGCGGGTGATAAGAGATTCATTGAAAAGATAATGAAATCCTAACTGTACTCCATAATTAGTAGCCATGATACCTAAATCAGTACAAGATTTTGAATACTGACCAGTACACATGGCTCCATACATTGGAGTACAAACCATAATCTTTCTTTTTCGCAACTCTTCAACTGTTACTTGAATTTCCACTCAAATCCTCCTTATCATGTAAATGTAATGCCATCATAGCATAATGCAAGACTTTCATCAAGTCTTTTCTATTGTAACCATCTTTACGTCCATATCGTTGAGCATACTTCAAAACGTTACCGATACAAAAACCCATTCCATGACCAGAGTCAAAAATAAACTCTGTTGCTTGAAACTTTGTTTGCGAGTAGTGTGCATCATATGTACTATCTATATAGTCTTTCAATTCGGAAATTAGACGGTCTTCGTCAAATTTATAGTCAATCATCTCAGACATAAGTTCACTCCTTCGTTCATCATGTTTATATAATACCAAACTTTGGTATTTTTGTCAAGCGTTTTTAAATTTTTGGAGCGGGTGGAGGGAATCGAACCCCCGTCATGAGATTGGAAATCTCAGGTAATGCCATTATACGACACCCGCACCATATGGTTTTATATGATTACAACCTTATATATTACGGAACCGGTTTTTAACCATGATTTATGTTGGCGAATAACTAGAGGGGACCAACATAAAATGGCATCATATACTTGAAAGTCCTAGACCACTACAGGACTCGAAAGGAGGCTCGGTTCCAACCCAAAAACTCTTTGGCATTTTATCATTTTCGTACATCATGTTTATATAATACCAAACTTTGGTATTTTTGTCAAGTTTTAATTATGCTGCTTCTTCAAAACCCTCAAAGGGCAATCCTTGCGGGTTGAACAAGAAATCACGATAAGTTCCCTTCGCAAGCATATCACTATGATTAGCCTTAGCAACAGTGAGATTAAACTGGACATCACCACTATTGTTAAGAGCGAAACGATCAGTTGCATGACACAACATCATGTGAATCATTCGTGCCTTTTCCTCACCAGCAAGAAGAAATATTCCATCTTCCTTTAGGAAACTTTCAAATTCTGCAAACAAAGTCGAGTTTACTTTTTTCAACTTATGTTGCTTGAATGTGTGAAGAAATGGCTTTACCAAGTCTCCCTTTCCTCTATACACCATAAGAGATGCCCATGCATTGAACTGACGTTTCCAAGGACTATACTCTGTAACAGCTTTGTCTGCAAAGAAATCGGAAGTCAACTTCATACCAATTCGGATATAAGTCTTCCATTCATTCCACTGTTTCATTGCGGTTTGCATTGTCAACTTTGGAGCGCCCTTAGCTTGGCCGTTCTTGCCAGCTCGCCTCTTGATTAACTGCCTAAGAACAGTTACTTCTTCACTAGTAGCAGATTTATCTACCTTATTGATTGCGTCTGTTACAGTGCGATTCTTAGCCGGTGCGGCCTGTATGAAGACATCTGGATCAACACCAGTAACAACAATCACTTGAACGTTTTCATCATTTTCAACAATAACTTTCAGACGATGTTGAAATTCAATGATGTTACCTTCTACTGTGAAGACGATGGCACCGCCATCCCACAACCAACCCACTTTAGCAACACTTTTACGAATAGCTGCAATCTGTCCTTCGACAATCTTTCGATTATTATTGTTGAGATGGTCAAGAATATATTGAGCCATATTTGGCGTCATCGTAATCTTAAATACATCTTTGATTTTTGAAGCTGGGTCAAATCCCAGAACTTCTTCGTGTTTTGTTTTCACAAGATTTGTGTGCTTGTAGTACACTGTCATTCTTTATACCTCCAAGGTTAAATGACATTACAAATAGAGTTTTGTAGTTGGAGCGGGTGGAGGGAATCGAACCCCCGTCATGAGATTGGAAATCTCAGGTAATGCCATTATACGACACCCGCACTATTATTTTTGTATAGTAACATAACTACTTGATGTTGTCAA